CAATGTCTACTACAAATTCGTGCGGTGGCTTTATTGACTTTACCGCAGACTTCATTTGTGGGGTATATATCATTCTACCTCCATTGTTAGGAATTTCCAAATATCAAACCATTCTTCTTGTTTTTTGTGATTATTAAATTCTTTTGATATTTTTCCTTTTTCAAAGTACACCCCGCCCCAAACACCCCACTCTTGCCTGCTTACGCCAGAAGCTAGACACTCCCTTTGGACGGGGCAAGATTTACATAAGGAGTCTATACCATTACGAAACTCAATATCCTCTTCATATCTATCAAAGAAGTAGTTTGTGTTCATGTCTAGGCATCTAGCCCTATTTTGCCATTGCTTACTCATGATACCATCGAATCTGGAATGTTCCATCCATCAGGTTCACAAGCAAAAATAAGTCTTTTATACCATTTTTGAGTTGTTTGATCAAAAACCCCTATATGTAAAAACTCTGCATAATCGTCTTGAACAAGACACTGTATGTCCCATCCATCCCAGGACAGGTGGGAACTTTCTTCTACTATTCTTTCTGCTTCACTTAGGCTCGTTACTATCATAATATTTCATCTTTCCTGTTACTGTGTATACGAACATTATCATTGCTATTTCAAGAAAGAATATCAAAACAAAGCCTATCTGCCCTGTAGACATTCCATATATTAAAGTTACAAACAATTGAACAAACCATAAAAATGTAGCAAAAATAAACTTCAGCATATTTGGAGGGGTGCTAAACATTGCAAAATAAATACTAAGATAAAGTAGGGCTTGAGAACCAAAAAATATTAAAGACCATGAATTTAGTGACATGTTTCCTCCACAGTATAAATAACCTTTTTTATCCCAGAATTCTTTATGATATCTGCACATATTTTGCAGGGCTTGCTATTCCTATCTATTCCTTGCCTATTTACTCTTGCAACATAAAGAATCGCTCCCTTTGCATTTTGTCCAGCGGTTTTAATTGCAACTTCTTCTGCATGTCGTGAACAATGAATCTTAATTAGTTCCTCTGGAAACAGGTCTGTATGATTTTTAAACTTATTAAAACCATAGCCAACGACCCTTCCAGATTTGATTACGACAGCACCATGCCTTTTATTTTCCTCAGATCTTTCTGCCAAGGATCGTGCAAGATTAAGATAAGAAACATCTTTATTGCTCAACATATTAATCCCTGTAAATTCCAACTTCAATGTCTGCCAGTTCTGCAATGCTCACAAGCTTAGATTGATTCTCATTCTTTTTACTAAAGAAGGCAAGGTAAGAAACATAGTCGATATTTTCTTCTATGTAATCTTCTGGCAACTTTTTAAATAGCACTCTATATCCCTTTTGCTTGAGATAATTTTCTGCAGAATTACAAAAGGCAGCAGTAAAGGAATTAATCTTGTATGGGCCAGCAGACCAGACCTCAATTATGTCCTCATTGTTTGGTTGAGATAATGCTACGCCCATAGCACGCATAAAAGTATCATAATCTTGAAATCTTTTTGTACCCTGAACCGCAATAATCATTTTTGTTCCCTTATAGTTTCTACTATGTAGATAACCTCTACTGGAGATAGATCTTTTGTATTCACCTGATCTATTCTTTCAGCAGATTTTTTATCTATTTTATTATTTTCTTGCAATCTATATAGACCAGTTTCTTCTAGCCAATAGTTGTATCCATTATAGTTACAAATGGGAATTATGTCAATAGATTCTTCAATTATTTTTTGATCATGTTTTGATAATTTCCCAAGGTAGAATGAAAATAAAACTACTTGGACAATAGCAATAGCAACCCAAATAAAAAACATATAGTCGTTCATGATATTAAGAAATGCTATCTAATATCTCAAGCAACTCATTGAATTGCTTTCTTGAAAGATTGTGGGCATCAATTGGTCGTGCAGAGTCTCTATCAATCTCTCCATCAACAACGTCAGTTTCATAAAAAATATTTTGATGAACCCAATATGCTTTTTCGCCTACAATAGCAATGGTCACAGTATTATTTTTTCTAATCTTCTGAGACTGAGTTTCCATTTGATTCTTCCGTGGAATCCTGGTCAGACCTTGGCGAATTTGTATTGATTGATTTAATGATTTTCTCAGCGTTGATTTTATAGATAAGAAAATCATGCTCAAGTTTATTACATTTGTTACGATAATACTCAACCATAGTCTGTAGAGCTTGTTCATTCTCATTCATTATCTCTCCTTCTTTAGAGGTAAAGAATACACCATGCTTTATTCGTTGTCAATTGTTTTTTGAAAAGAAAATGGTGAGTCTGTCCAAATGTGCTTCTTTGCTTCTCTTTGTACGATCTTTCTTGACCATGAAAAGCCAGCGTCACCGCCCCATGCGTCCCACATAATTCTTCCGTTTGAAGGGTTAGATGTGTTATAGAAGTCCTTACCCTTCTTGTCAACTTCGTGCCTTGAAAAAAATGAATACATGCGCTTTACAACAGACAAAGACATTGATCTTCCTGCCACAATATCGGATGCTCTGCCCCAACCAACGGGAGTTCCAGCACCCTTTGCCTTGCCCTCTTCTTTCCATCTAAGGGCACGCTTAGCAGCAGTCACCATGCCAGCAGTTGGCTTATATGTTTCTGCCATTATTTATCTCCTTGCAAAAATGTAAAGTCTACTTTTTCTCTTCCAGTCCTATTGGCCTTATTAGCAGTTTTTGGCATATTTGAGAAGATTGCAGATAGGTCTGCTGGTACTTCGCCCTGAATTGAACTATCATAGTCAATAGCGGCATCTACAGACTTTTCTTTCTTCTTGTCGTGCATTGCCTTCTCTTCGTCTTCTTCGTCTTCATACATTGCCTTTTCCTTCTTCTTGCCGTTATAGCTCTTCTCCTCTTCTTCCTCGTCCATGTTGTGGGCCTTTGCCTCTTCCTTCATGTCGTGGTGAGCCTTCTCTAAAGACTTGAGAATTTCCTTTGCGTTTTCTAGATCTTCATTCATAGCTTTTCCTACCCTCCTCAATGTGCTCATTTTGTGACCAACAATTGTATCCGTTGGTTCTCCATCTCTGTAAACTCTAATGGCTACAGCGGGATCTTCTGAGGTTCCTGTGATTGTAAAATCAGAACCAGGGACGTTATATTTACCATTACGAATAATTCTCGTAACCTTTCCTGTCGCTCTTCCTCCGCTAGAATTCCAAGACACCATCTGCCCTACACGAACATTTTCTGCCTTACCAATTCTTTCCATCATATCATCAACAAATTCTTGTTGCTCGTCTCTGTTCATAGTTGGTTGCTCCATTCCTGTATTTACTAACCCGTCTGGGATTGCCGCCAATCTACACTTAGCGTTTTCTTGTACCAAGTAGGATAGCAGCGAGCAACCCAACTTGTCATCATCCGTGTGATAATGAAAGACACAGTTTATACACTTTACACCAATAGCGGCATCTTCATTTTCTTGTGGTGGCTCATAGCCTACCCAAATTCCAGATCCTTGCTTATCAAAGGGTCCGTATTCTTCTGCGATACCCGATAATGCATCTGCATATGCTTTTTCTTGCCTAGACAGCATGTCGTACAGTTGCTGTTGATGTTTTGTTATTTTTTGAGTGTCAATAAACTGTCTCTTCTTTTTCTTCTTTTCATCTTCATATCCAGAACCAATAGACTGTGGATAAAGATTAGGGGTAGTTTCGCTTGTTACAACGTCCTTCTCCGCTGATTCCGATTCAGAGGCGTACAAGGCACGCAATTGCGCTCTAGCCGATTCTCTCGTTGTATGGCATCCAGAAACAGAGTTATCTGGTAGTTTAACAACAGCGTAGCCACTACAGCCACCGTAATTGCGTCTAATTTCCCATGGCATAGATAGATTATACCATTATTTGGTAGTTCCGCTACCCCCGAACTTCTCACCAAATATTAAAAGTATGCCAAGCATGGCCTTTTTTAACTCTTCGTCCTCTATGTTGCCCACCTCATCTAGCTTTGTACTATTTTCATTTAAACCAACAAGAACTTGTCCGTCATCATTAAAAACTACCTCTAAAAAGCCCAATTGCCAAAGCTTAAATACCGCATCGTTTACAAACTTTTCTTGTTGTTCAAGTAATTGTGGAAAAGCCTCTTGTGCCTTATCTGTAACGTAAAACAATTCGTCCTGCGTTCCCTCGCCAATTCCCATTGGCTCTATGATTCCCATGTCTATTAAGAACTTTATTAGCTCGTCATCATCTTCATCCATATATCTATTTTAACCCTTATTAGTATGTGGATGTGATTCGGTAATTGATGCCTGAGAGACAATCCTGTATTCTGAACTATAGAAAAGCGTTGAAAGTTCCTCTACTCCAGAATACGAGCAACCGCTGCCAAGACCTCCACGAATATCAGAAAGTAGGTTTCTTATTGGTCCAGTCCCTTGAACAAAAGTAGAAATGCCCTCTGCCACAGAAACCTTTCCATTAGCGTCCTTTTGTGCAGATGCTGATGCCATTCCTCTTACAACCTTCCAAGGCTGCCCATTCCTGGTTGTCCACTTTCCTGGTGCCTCTTTTGATCCCGCAATCATAGATCCAACCATTACTGCATCTGCTCCTGCGGCAAAGCATTTAACCATGTCTCCGCTATTACGAATGCCACCATCAGCGATTATGGAGCAGTCTGTAAAGTTTCTTTCGGAAACATCCAATATTGATTGCAAAGTTGGCACGCCATGACCACTAACAATCCTAGTTGTACAAAGACCACCACCGCCGATTCCAACCCTAATTGAGTCAGCACCAGCTTCAGCGAGTCTAATAAATCCTTCGGATGTGGCAACATTTCCAGCCATAATATGTACATCACTAAAGGACAGCCGTAATTGATCCACTGCCCGTACTGCATAGTCACCGTGACCATTTGCTGTATCGACCAAAAACATTCTTACGCCAATATCGTAAAGTCTCTTTGCCTGTGCAAGATATCCATTGTTAGATGCAATGGCAACACCAAAATTAATTTTATTAGATATCAGATCTTTACACTTAGTTATTTGATCATCGTGAGACATATATCTATGAAGAATTCCAATTGCACCCTCTTCATGCAAAGCAATACACATTTCAGTATCACATACAGTGTCCATGGGGGCAGCGATTAGTGGAAGTTTTAAATCTATTTTTCTTTTTCCATGTCCTATGCTCATAGACAAATCTACATCGTGCCTTGAAGATATCGAACTTCTTTGTGGAACAAGAAGAATGTCATCAAAACAAAGAGCCTTGCCGTTATATTTCATTTTTCTCCTATATCAGTTTGTAATTAGAAAGATAGTCTTTTATGTCTGGTGTCATCTGAGGCTTTTCTTTTTCTTCTATCAACTCTCTGTTTCTATCTGCCTTAAATGATGACCAAGTATGTACCTCTATCTCTCCAAAGGTATCTTTCTTGGAATGAGATATAGCATTATAAACTGAACCACACATAGCATCTGCTAGATCCTTAGATTTTTTTCTAGGGTGATCAACTTTATTATTAGAAACAATTCTAAGTTCTAAAAGCTCTTCTAAAAGTATTTCAATATGTGGGGCAACTACACGTTCTTCATAAAAAAGCATGGCTAAGTCTTCATAGTGTTTCTTAGCAACAGAAAGAGTCTCTGTGTTAATCCCTACACTCTTTAGATCCCGCTGAATATCAAATGATTGCCAGCGGTCGAATGTCACTAGGCCAAGATTAAATCCGTTTCTTCTCAGATCAATAATCCAGTTTTTTACTTCAGAGAGGTCTACTGGGCCTTCTCTGTGAGGCTCCCACCATGCAATCATATCTACAACAACAAATGGAACTACTTGAGTATAATCATTAAATGTTTGTACCTCTACCCATTTCTCAACGTGACTTAATGCTACCGCACACTTGTCATGCTTCTGTGCTAAATCTGCATGAACAAAGTATGATGTATCTGGGTCTGGTTTGAAACTAGGATCTATCCTTCTAAAATTATCAAGCGGGTTACGAATACTTAGTGACTTTTCTATCTTGTCCCGCGATTTAAAAAATGCATCTGAAGATACACTAGGCATACAGGCAAAGCGCATCATTGCGTCTGCTGGATCTGTATAAAATGCAAGCTTAAAGTCTTCAATACTTCTTGTTGGGTTTACTTCCCATGTAGGTCTTTTGAGTGCATAAACTCCAGGGAACTTATAGGACTCTATCCTATCTTCTTCCCACTCAATATCAAAGGTATTTCCCGGATCATCTTCTGGTAAAGCAGGATTAAGAACAAAAGTATGTTTTTTAAATTCAGTTTCTTTATCAGCAACAACGTCGTCGTATCTTTTAGAAATAAAGTCTCCCTTGTAGCGTGGGAATGAAAGAAGAACTACTTTTCCATAGTCTGGGAAACGTGAATCTACTGAACCACGGAAAGCTTTATAAATAGCCTCGCCCGTCTTTGCATTTTCATTACCACTACTTGATTCTTGGGCAAAACCAGAAATCTCATCAAGGACGGCAAGCATAAGGTTTAGACCCTCATGGCTCTCTCTTTCTGAGTGACCAGAATAAACAGTAACAGCCTTATCAAACTCAACATTGTCTACTTTAGCATCATACTTTCCAGCAAACCATGGAGATTTATCAATCTTGTTTTTGAATCCTTTAAAGAAAACATTCTTTGCTTGCTGTGCGTTTACAGCAATATTAATAATATCAATGGCATCGCCAGGGGGTTTACCAAAATATGCAGCGGGATCTTTTAGGCAAAGAAGCTTATAGACAAGATAAGCACAGCCCACAGTAGAAGTGTGATCCTTACCTGATCCTTTGCCAAGTTGCAATATAACTTCTGACTTAGTATATTTGTTGTAGTGCTCACTACCCTCTTCCTTCCCCATAAATCTTTGCAGATCTCTTTCTTTGTATATCTGACTCATGCACTCTACAAGAACATACTGATAGTGAGACAACTCTGGCTGTCCTAAAAAGTCTGACGACTTTACAAAAGTTTCTACATCTACTGGCTCTTCCTGAAATGGATTGTCATCAAGAGCCTCCATAAAGTCAGAGAAATCAATTGTCAACTATGATCACTCCGTCAGTTGCTTCAGAAAGCCTTGACATAATTTCATTACGAATTTCTGGATGCTTTGTGGCAACATCTTTAAGAATGTTTATAAGAATTTGATGCTTTTCTTCCATGCGAGCAAGTTCTTCTGCTACTTCTTTATTGTCAAGCAAGCCTGCTCTATGAAGCATGTCAAGTCTTTTTGCTTCAATGTCTGCAATAAGTTTGATTGATGTTGTTTTAGCATTAAGATTTGCCGTTTGATCTGCTGTTTCAATAACCTCATATGCTTTTTTAATTAGACTAGAATAATGTTGATCTGCACCAGCCAGTGCCTCTCTTGCCCTAGCATGAATAGCCTCATTATTGGCAGCCATTTTACGCCAATCGTTAAGAAGGGCCATGACGCGAGTACGAGGTATGTCTAAATCTTTTGATATTTGTGCTGTATCTGTTCCTTTAAGGTATTCAGATGCAACCTTGTTTACTTCATCAAGATGCTTGACTAGATCTATTTCTTTTGACACGCTTTCCTCGTTTCTTAGGCATTACCTTCACACGATCTGAATAGAAGGAACGCATACCACAGCTAACTCCCTTTTCTAGTTCTACGCAATCAATCCATGACCTATTAATATCTGGGTTGGTTACATATTGATGAAACCTAAACTTAGTTCCCCAGACACCTTTGATCTTTATAGTGTCTCCCTGAGTCACAGTTTTTCCTTCTTCTGTAATAAAACTTGTCTCACGAACAAAGGGATCATTAATCTGTATTTTCTTGCGTCGCCCCATCATTTCCTCCATTTATCCTTGCCGACTTTTGGTGTATCAATTTTAGCACAAGATACCCTGCCAAGTCAAGGATTGTATCGTCCCCTGGAAATTCTACCCCTCTTTTAATCCTACTAATCTTATCATCAATCTTTATATCTAATTGTTTTCCAGGGTCTACGTCTTTTGCAAAAACTGATATAGGATCAAGTGCGGAGTTTCCGTAACTAATATTTTTCTCCAAGAGAAGGGCGCATATTTCAAGGCATTGAACCAATATCTCTTTGCCTGCAGGGGCTATCTTGCTCATATCAATAAGCTCACTCATTGCTGCAATCATATGATCATCTTCTGTCATCGTCTACCCTTTCTTCCCATTTTCAATCCGAACTTGTTTAAGTATAGATAAATTGTTTGTACTGTGCAACCACATTCTTTTGCTATTTCTTCTGGAGTTTTCTTGTCTTGTACATAACGTTTGTGAAGCCAGCTTTTATTCTTGTAAAAATCTTTTTTATTCAAAAATGACACCCCATTTGTCGCTTACATAAGACCCTATGCCAATTGAGTCTGCCACATCATCATCATCAATTTTAATGTTGTATCTATTGTTAACGTAGTTAATAGTCTTTTGTTTTCTTAATTCTCTTTCTTTTCCTTTATACCACGACTTAGATTTTCCTGGTGTTTTTTTTACAATTGCTTGCTTTTCTGCTGCACTCAAAAGCTTGGTCCCAATATAATTTTGCCAAGCCATAGGTGCTACATTCTTTACCGTTTTAATTCCAGCAACTTGCGCTGCTGCAATAATTGCTCCTTGCACCAACGACAGTTGCATAGCGGTTTTTGGAGAGTTGCTATAGATAGCAGATTCAAGAATAATAGCGTCTGATCGAAAAGCTTTGAAAAACGGGATAGCTTTTTTACAGGCATCCCCTGCTTTATAAAGAGCATCTGTGCCAACAAATCGAACCTTTCCATATTTGATCAGCCTTCCTTCCTCAAATATTGAAAATGCCATTGAATTTGTAGAGGCATCTACTGCTATTATAGTCCTTGGTTTTGATAGACTTGCCAAACCCCTACTCTTGCTGGTAGTCAAAATATCCCTTCAACTCCTTTATAAAATTATTAAACTTTTTTTTGTTAATAAGGCAATTGTCACACATTCCAACATCATTATAAATGCTTAGATATGTTCCACAATCACCAGCACATTTTTTATCTCTTCCAACTCTTTTTCTTCTTTTTTCTATTTCGTATCTTTCAAATATTTTTTCTTTGCTTGCTTCCTGCCTGCACTCTGGACCACAATAAATCTGTTTAGAAGATTTTTG